TTAGTGATACAATACATAGTGGAGGAAATTAATGATAACTAATATAGGTAAAAATCTTTTAGCCAAGTATCTTGTAGGGCAGACCCAATCATATGCCTCCCACATCGCTGTAGGCTGTGGAGCCTCTCCACTGGCTTCTGATGGGGACTTTGGCGACTATAGCCTAAAGAAATCTTTAGATTTTGAGATGTTTCGTGTCCCTATTATTTCTAGAGGATTTGTAAATGAAAACGATATTGATAAAATAGTCCTAACAGCAGAACTACCAACAGAAGAAAGATATGAAATTACCGAGGTTGGTATATTCTCTGCTGCATCAAACCCTGTTGCGGGATCTTTTGATAGTAGAAACATTTTTTCTTTTACAGACACAGATAACTGGCTATATCAGCCTTTTAACTCTCCCGCTATAGATATCCCAGTTAGGTATGAACCACTTAGTGGCGATGCTGAAAATAATAATATAAATGAAACAGCACCTGTGTTTGAAACAAATGCAGACAATAGAGTCTTTACTGATGAATACAGATTAGAAAGAAATGAAAGGTGTAGGTTTTTAAACAATATCATTGCTATTGCAGGAAACAACTCTACCTTAACCCGTGATGAGTCGGGGATAATAAGAGTTACCTCTGGTTCTAAATATATAAGGCTAAACGAAACAACCGTAGACCTTTCAAAAAACAGTCCTTTGGATGAACTAAAACTTGCATTTTCTGTTGTTAATAAAACTGCCAACTCTAACACAGTACCAGACAATGTTAAAATATTGTTAGAGTTTTCTTATATTGGAACAAACTCTCTAGTAGAATATGCAAGGTTTGAGGTAGATATTGATGATGAATCATATGTGGCTGGTACAGCAGATGATACGTTTGATTTTTCTGAAAACAGATATGTTGTTGCAACAAAATCACTTAAAGATTTAAGGAAAACGGATAATTTTGACTGGAGAGAGGTTAATATAGTAAAAATATATTCATGTGTCACTGAGGCAGGATCCCCTTCAAATTTATTTTATGTTTGTTTAGATGGTCTTAGATTAGAAAATATTTCATCTACAAATTCCCTGTATGGCCTTACTGGCTACTCTGTAATTAGAAGTGCTGGATCAAAGCCAATTATAAAGTCAGCAAACACAACAAACTATATTGAATTTAGATTCTCCTTGGGGGTTTAGCCGTGGCAGATAAAGGAATTAAAAATGTTGTTATCAAAAAAGAATTTCTTGGAAAAGTAACTTCTTCAAATTCTAGAGTTGTTAGATTTAGAATTGTATCAGAAGATAAAAATAGAAAGTCTGCCTACTCAAAAATATTTATTACTGGATCTGATGCTGTAGTTATTGGAGCAGGGGCCATTAATAAAGTTGGCAATACTGCCATTTTAGTAAATTGGACAACAGGTCAAGCATCAATACAAATAACTTACGACATTTTTGCAGGATTTGATGGAGCAACACCAACATATATAGGTTCTACAGGATCGCAAAACTATTCTTTTTTAAAGAATGGAACACAGTCTGTAAGAGTGATTGTTCAAATATCTTCTACAAGTCCAGAACTTGCAGAGTATCTTCAGGTTTACGACTCTGGCCTGTTTAGTCTGGTATAATTATAATATGGCAATCACCCCTTTACCTGAGCGTGGACAACCCTTAGACACTACCTATATATATGAGATTGTTAAATCTATTAACGAGTTGTACACTGTAATAGGTGGCGATTCTAGAAAAGGCTATGTTGGTATCTTTACAAAAGGACCAGAAGGGCCACAAGAAGTAAAAACATCTGAGTCTCAAATTGTTGCAGCCTTTGAAACAGTTTCAACAACATCCCTTCAAACAGCAGGAACTTCATTACCGTGGTCTCATGACTTTAAAAAACAGTTTGCATACCCTCCAATTGTTACAGCAACAGCCTACAACAAAGCAATAAGTGACGCTGGAAAAGACGTTATAGTTACTATTAATAGCATAACATCGTCAAAGGTAGAAGGATCTGTAAAGTTTAATTCTGGAGGAGAGACTACAATAGGAATTAACATAATAGCGGTTGGAAAGCCTACCTCGTGATTAAATGTATAAAATGTAACGGAAGAATGTTTATAGATCGACAGTATACAGAAATAAATAATTTAGAACTATACTGCATTCTTTGTGGATCAAGAAAATTTTTCCATCCACCTAGTAATTCTCAGGAGGGCAAGTGGCTATTAAAAAGGGAACAATTGAGAGCGAAGGCTACAATGTCCTCCCTGTAATTCCAGGGAATAAAAAAGTTTGGTTCTTAAACGGAGACTTAGTAAGGATACATCATCTCAACAAGTCTAATGGAGTAATGTCTGTTTATAATATAACAAAAGATCAAATTGAAAGTTGTTTAATTAGTGATTTTAAAAATAAAAGAGAGCGAGCCTATACAGTAGGTCAGACTGCTGATTTAGTTAATCGTCATAAAAAATATATGCCATCACTAATGAAACGAGGAGTCATTCCATTTCCAACGGGATCTCAAAAAGGTGGGGCTAGAGGATTCCAGGTAAGATCATATTATGCAGAATCGCAAGTAAGAGAGATTCGTGATATACTTGCTACACATCATATTGGTAGACCAAGAAAAGATAAATTAATTACTAATGATATTACGCCCAGCAAGCAAGAGTTGACACGAAGAATGGGCGATGGTATACTTACATATACGAAGACAGAAGATGGACGGTTTGTACCCATTTGGGGCGAATCTATTTAGCGAAGGGTATAGCATGGAAAACGAACCAACAAAAGTGTCTGTAACACTTGGGTACACATTAAATCTAGGAAATTTTCAATCACTAAGGTTAGACCTTGGCGTTGTTGATAGTTCACGCAATGGAGAGACAGTCGATCAATCATTTGAGCGTGTCTACAAGTTTGTTGAAGACAAACTAACTGCCAAGATTTTAGAAGCACAAACCGAGGCTGAAGAGAAGTAATGGCTGAACGCAAAGACCGTATGGCTTTGCTTTCAAGATACAGCAAGTATCATACCGCAAGGTACGAATCAAAGCCATCTCTGAATTTAAATGTAGAACAATGGGCATCTGATGCTCTGATTGAGTCTTACACCTTGCCAGGATGTTACGATATACTTGAGTATTACTTTGCTGTTTCAGAAACCCCATCATGGAATTACTTTGCATATAATGCAGAAAAAATATTACAAGCAAAAAAGATAGACTAAGGGATAGTCAAGAGAGAGCAGAGCGTAGACGAATGGCTAAGGAGTGGTTAAGTGAATAACACAGAGTCAAAATTAATTACTGCCGTTCTTCAAGATAAGCAGATCCATGTTTTGCTACAGGCAAATGTAGATAACCTTCTTAGAACTCATGGCGATATATGGAACTTCGTAAGACTTTATTTTGAAAACAATTCATCTATGCCTCCTGTAGATTTAGTAAGAGAAAAGTTTCGTGACTTTGATCCAGTCCCAGGCGTTGGTGCAACAAAGCACCACCTTGAAGAGTTGCAAGGAGAGTATTTACGGGACAGCCTAAAAGACATACTAAGGTCTGCTGCGACAGATGTTCAACAGGGTGAGGGTGGCAAGGCCCTAGAGGGTCTTATTACAAAGACCTCAGAACTAAAAAAGAATACTGCTGCTATTCGTGATATTGATGTAACAGACCTAGAGTCTGCGATTGCTTACTTTGAAAATGTAAAGAAGCAACAAGCCCTAGGACATGTTGGCATCAAAACTGGCTTGCCAGGATTTGACAACTACTTACCCTCTGGAATCATGCCAGGGCAGTTAGGAGTCTTCTTGGCATACCCAGGTATCGGAAAGTCGTGGTTGGCTCTCTATTTCGCTGTACAGGCCTGGAAACAGGGTCGTAGCCCGCTGGTCATAAGTCTTGAGATGAGCGAAACCGAAGTCCGTAATCGTGTCTTCACTATTATGGGTGAGGGCCGTTGGTCACATAGAAAATTAAGCAACGGAGAGATAGAGTTAGACATGCTTAAGGAATGGCATGAAAAAAACCTACAGGGCAAACCAGAGTTTCACATTATCTCAAACGATCAGGGTGGAGAAATCAACCCTTCTGTTCTTCGTGGAAAGATTGACCAGTACAAACCAGACTTTGTAATTGTTGATTACCTTCAGTTAATGGCTCCTAACCAGAAGTCAGACAATGAAACGGTACGAATGAAGAACCTTTCAAGAGAACTTAAACTAATGGCTATTGGCGAAGAGGTTCCTATTATTGCTATCTCTTCTGCTACCCCCGACGATGTTAATGACTTGTCCACAGTTCCTACCCTAGGACAGACTGCTTGGTCTAGACAGATTGCCTACGATGCTGACTGGGTGTTAGCACTTGGTCGGGGGACTAATAGCGATATTATTGAATGTGCCTTTAGAAAGAATCGTAACGGATTTATGGGGGACTTCCTAGTTCAGTGCGATTTTGACAAGGGATACTACAGATATAAAGACTATGAAGATAAGTAGTTATAATGTGGTATGTCACAAACCAGGGAGAACATACCTCCAGATTTCTATCATCATAAGCCACTTAAAAGGTTTTATATCAGTGGCATAATCCAAGACGAGGCTTTGCTTGGAAGATTAAAAATAGAATACGTAAGATTATTAGTTTCAGAGATGAGGTTAAGTGGGTATGTTCCAAGAATTGACATTGACCCAGACTTTACTTTACGGTATAATGATAGTAAAGACTTTTTTGAATTTGAATTATCAGTACACGGAGTTTACGCAGGGAAAAGGAAAAGCGAATGGATAGCAGGAATAGACGGAACCAGCCTAGTCCCTATACAGCCGAGCAAGTCAAAAGAATCCTTGCAGGATCAGGCACGACAGTCGAGTCAGAATTAGATGCAGACTTTATAATATTTTGTCCATTTCACAATAATCACAGAACACCAGCAGCAGAAGTACACAAGACTAACGGAATGTTTTTTTGTTTCTCATGTCAAAAATCTGCAGACCTAATAGAATTAGTAATGCACACCTCTGGCAGAACATATTTTGAGGCAGCAAGGTTTATAAAGAGTAAAGAAAAAGCAAGCAATCTTGCTACAGAAATTGATCGTGCTCTTATTAAAGAAGAGCAGTACAAGCCATTTGACGAACTAATTATAAAAAGACTTCACAATAACCTTGTTGCATCTGATAGAGCCAAAAATTACTTTCAGTATCGCAAACTAACTAAGCAGTCTTGTGTCAAATTTTCTTTAGGGTATTCTGAAAAGCAAGATATGGTTACTGTCCCAGTCCATAGTCCAGACGGCATTCCACTTGGTTTTGTTGGAAGATCCATTGAAGGAAAAGACTTTAAAAATACTCCAGGCTTGCCTAAAAGTAAAACTCTTTTTAACTTGCATCGTGTGAAGAAATCTGATATAGTATATGTAGTAGAGTCTTCGTTTGACGTAATCAGACTTGACCAGTTAGACATCCCCGCAGTGGCAACACTTGGGGCCAATGTCTCAGGCAAACAAATAGAATTGCTTCAGAAGTATTTCAATAACATTCTTGTTATTGCCGATAATGATGAGGCAGGAGGAAACATGAAAAACAGGATAATTGAAAAACTTGGATCTCGTGTTTCTGTTATACAACTAAATAAACAATATAAGGACATAGGCGATATGCCAGATGAAGAAATTAGAAGTTTAAAGTCTTCGTTTGACAAAACCATAGAGTCTATGCTAAACTAATACAAACACACAAAGGAGAAATAATATGAGCATTGTAAAGGGAATCAAGAACATTAATGCCCTGCTCGATAGACCAAAGTATGAAAACGACGGGCCAAAAGTAAAGTGGCTCAAACTCGCAGACGGTCAGTCTGTAAAGATCCGATTCATTGAAGAACTTGATGAGGACTCTGCAAACTATGCAGAAAAGCGTGGCTTAGCACTTGTTGTTAAGGAGCATGTAAATCCAAAGGACTACAAGCGTAAGGCTGTAGACACAATGGAAACAGAAGGCCGTGACTGGGCAGAAGAAATGCACCGCAAAGATCCAAAGGCTGGATGGCGTGGTCGTCTTCGTTTTTACTGCAACGTCCTAGTCGACGATGGCATTGAAGCACCGTATGTTGCAATCTGGTCAATGGGTATCAGCAAGCAATCATCATTTAATACAATTCGTGAGTATGCTCTTGAAACAGGAAGCATCTCAAACGTACTATGGAAGTTAAAGCGTAATGGTCAGGGAACTGAAACCAATTACACACTTATTCCATCAGCACCAGATAAGGAACCATTCGATTGGAAAGATATTGAACCTTATCCTTTGGAGTCAGCACTAAAGAAGATTCCATATGCGGAACAAGAAGCGTTCTACCTGGGCTTTGACGGCCCTTCAGTAACTTCATCTACCAACGCTGATTGGTAAGATGAACTACGTAGGCTTACATGTCCATACCCATTTCAGTTTGTTTGATGGGATTGCTACTCCAGAAGAATACGTGAACCGTGCAGTTGAGTTGGGGATGCCAGCAATTGCTATCACCGACCACGGTACTTTATCTGGGCATAGGGAACTGC